TTTTATTTTTGCTGCTGCACCCGGATCGTCACTAAAAACTCCATATGCAATCACTAATATCGGGAGCGTTAACACGACCAAAACGAACTCGTCTTTCCAGTCCGATTGACGGCTTTCTAAAAGTTTACCTTGGTAAGATTCCTCTCCTCGGGCCATTTTTTCTGCATGCATGTACTGAGCATCAGCCATACGCATTTTTGTTTCTTGTTTTTTCTTATAAATGTGTGTTCCAGCGTTCATCGCTAGTTTAATTGCACTAAACCACATATTAATTACCTCTTTCTTCTTTTAGAGCACTTTGAAGCAAAGTTTTTTCGATAGAAGTCTCTGCACGTAGGTTTGCAAGCTCTTCATTCTGTTGTAACTTCTCATCTTGGTTTTGATCGTTCATCATTGCTCTCATTTTATCAAGATTTATTCGTTCTTGACCTTCTTTTTCTTTTCTCTCATTTTCTTGAGCTTGTAAATCTAATTCTCTTGCTCTTAACTGTGCAATTGGGTCATTTCCATAGTCACCATTGATTTTTTTCTCTTCATTCATAAAGTCTTCAGTTAATTCTGCAATTAAAATTGCTTTTCTTGACTCAATTTTTTGTTGTAGCATTTGAATGTCGTTTTGCATGTTAGGATTTTGCTGCATTGCTTGTGGATTTTGCATCATTTGTATCATTTGTTGTAATTGTCCTAACTCTTCTCTAAATTCTAATTCAATTTGCTCTTGTGCCATTAAAGAAATGTGTTCTAAACAGTTTTTATGTATAGCTGCACTTATCATCGGTGCATTTTTTACTAAACTAGTTGCCATAAAGTTTAAATGTGAAGTCATATGTGCTCTATGATCTTGTCCAGGAAACGCTTGAAAAGGTTTTCCAGATAATGCATCAATATGTTCTAGCGCTGGATCTTTTGGAGTTGGTTTTTCTGGTTTTTTTAAAAGTAAATCTATATCTTTTGCACCTAATGCTTCATACATATTTCTAAACACTTCATATTGATTATGAATTTGTGGATTAGCTGCTGCTAATTGCATTTGTGTTTGAGCTAAAGATATTCTTTGTGTTTGAGAAAAAATATTAGGATCTGCAACTGGTAAAATATCTATTTTGTCATCAAAGTCAGTTTGTTTAATTTGTTTTTGTCCACCAACAACATCATAAGGATATACAGGTGGTAGATATAATTTACATACTCTAGCCATTAAAGTAAATTCTTGTTTCATTGAAGCATACATTCTTTTGTGAACTGCAGACATAACACGAGAACCTCTTTCTAACATTGCAACAGTTGTACCAACAGCTGCTTGTTGATTACCATCGCCAACTTGCATATCAGCAATTGCTGCAAACCTTTGACCTGCTTGAACAACATTACCCATTAAATTAAATAATGTAGCTGACGGTTCTTTAAATGGTAAAGGCATAAATGCATCTCTAATACTTCCTCCAGGTGCATCTACATCTTTAAACTCTCCCGGTTGAATAGGTTGTGCTTCATCTTTTACTCTAATACCACGCATCTTAAATCCTGCTGGCATGTTTGATAAAGTTCCTGCATCTAATAATGATCTTAAGGCCATTGTTGCAGTTCTACTTAATCCACCAATCATGTGTATTAATCCAAAACCATAAAAACCTAAACCTGGTAAAAATTTAAAGTGAACAAAGTATTGTATCTTTGCTTTTAATTTATCACCAACTTCATAGTTTCGTCTTATAGATAAAACTTCTTTTGATGCTTCTTCAATTGTTACAATGTATGGTAATTTAATTCCTGTAGGTTCTTGTTCAGGACTCATGTCTTCAAAACCTGTTAAGTCTAAATCCACATGACATTCTAAAAGTGTAAATAATTTTTGATCTTTACCTTTTGTTCGACCTTCTAACTCACGTTCTTTTTGTTCAGTTTTGCTTTCTTCATTCTGACCTGGAGTTAATTCAATGTCTTTATAAAATCCTGCAACTTGTTGTTTACGTAAATCATTCTCTGACATTTTAACAACATGAATAATTGATTCCGCATCTTCTAATGAGGTAGCAGTATACGGAACAATTAAATCATCTGCGGGTACAAATTTTGAAACGGTTCTTTGATGTATATCATCATAGTAAACTTTTTTAAAAGCAGAACCTGATAGTGGTAAATAAAATAACATTTGATCAAACTCAGCTTCGTATTCTTTCATCTCTGTCATAATTTGATAATTCAAATAATCTTTAACACGAATAGCTTGTTGTTCTTTTTCAGGAGTTGGCATTCCAACCATTTGAGTTCTTACAGGTCCACCTGCCGGTAATAACTCTTTGTAAGCTTGCGCTTGAAATTGTGTAACAGCTTCAGCTAATACTGGGTGAGTTGCACCACTTGCTCCTTTAAATGGTTCTGTGCTTTTTTCATATTTAAAACCTAAAAGTTCTAAACCTTCTTGATAAGCATGTTCCCATTCTTTTCTTGAATTTTTGTAATCACTATAATTGTCATATAACTCATGACCTAATGGACTTAAAATAGAATCATCTAATAAATCTGCTAAGTTTGCAAAATGGCCTTCATCTTCACCTGGGTTTACTAAACCTGGTTGAAAGTTTACATCCACTGATCCATCATCGTTTTCTTGAACGTCAACAGGATTAGCAGGTTGTTTTTTAGCCTGCTCTTCTGCTATTTCTACTTCAACTTCTTCTGGACTAGGTACTTTGATAGTTTGTTCTACGTTGGGTAAAACTTTGTCTATTTCTGCCATTTATTTTCTCCTGTTTAACTGTCTTAACAGTATTGTATTTAATATTCAACCCTTGAGGTGTTGGCCCTCTTCTTGGTGGTGGACCTGATTTTTTGCCTATCATGCCATTAAACTCGCAAGTCCATCTTTATCTTCAGGTTCTTTTGATTTTGCATATTTAATTTTGTCTTTTAGACTTACACCAGATCCAAAGGCAGCAGAAGCTAAAAGTTCATCTGGTCTTGTATAACCTTTTTTGTATGCATCATATAACCCATAAGCCGCTAATGCTGGTGTAGCAATTGCTCCGACAACAGGTAAAAATCTAGATGCTTTTAATGCACCCATGATTCCTGGTTTAGATAATCTTTTAAATGATTCTCTAACTAATGCTTGTTCTGGTCTAGCTATTTTATTTGCTGTTGTTACTCCTGGAATTGTTTTTGCTTTTTCTATTGCAGATATTTTTCTTTCAAAATTTTTTCGTTCTTTTCCTGTCATATCTTTAAATATTTTATTTTCACCTTCTATACCTGCAAAAGACATTTTGTAATTACCTGCTTTTGGTTTAAATTCACCCGTATCTGGATTTACTTGAAAGTATCCTATTTGACCTTTGTAACCTTTACCTAAGTCTTTAACTGCATCCATTGCATTTTTTTTTGCTTTTGCATTATTTACAAGTATTTCTTTTTTATATCCTTCAGGTTTGTTTTTAATTAACAATTCTTGTTTTTCAGCAATATCTTGACCTATTTGATTATAACCAATTAGTTTTGCATTTTTATCAGCATCAATTGTAAAAGTAGTTTTAGTTCCAGGTTTTGAAGATTTAATTATTGGATAGACGTGACTAAAATTTTTTCCTATTTCTTTACCACCTCTAATAGATATTTCACCTCCTTGCGCTGGTTTTATTTTACTTTCTCTTACAATATTTCCTTGAGTTTTTTCATAAATTCTAGGTTTACCTACACTTGGAATTTTTAAATCTTTTTTAAATCGTTTTAATTCATTTTTAGTAACTATTTTATTTTTATAATACTCTCCTTGTCCTACTAAATCTTTTCTAGTTAAAGGAACTTCTTTTCCTTTAACAAATTTTTTAGGCGCATTATTAATTGCTTTTTGAACTTCTTCTATAGTTCTCATTGTTTCAGTAAATTGATTACCTCTAGAAAATTGAGAATATACAGTTCCAAATCTATTTGTTATTGGATATTTATATTTTCCAGTTTTAACAGGACTAGTGTCTCCTGTTCCTCGTTTAAGCATAACCCTGCCGCCTGTCGCGTTAGGCTTTCTAAATGTTACATCGAAGTCTTCTAAGGTTTCTGCTGGAAGTTCTTTTGCCTGTATGATGTCGTATCTTCTTGGTCTTAAAAAACTATCGGGTGCTTGATCCATTTCTGTTGATGCATCAGCCATCAAAGTCTCTTGTCCCTTGTCGCCTGTATCAAGATTCAGGGAACTGGGGTCTCCTACAATTCTTTCTCCCGTGTATTGCTCTTCAATATCTTTTAGTCTTTGAAACAAATCAAAGGCTATTGTTTTTTCTCTGTCATTAATTTCTAAAGGTTCAGGTGAACCTAATGCATAACCTACTCTGCCGCCGGTTGCCATGTTTTGGTTTACATATTTTTGTGCTTGTTTTCTAATCTTACTTGGAATTCCTACGTCTTCGTATTCTATTCCTGGGTTAGGATATTCTATTTGTTTTCCATCTTCCTCATAAAAAAATTTTCCTCCTGTATCTTGTGCAATATATTTTGCAAAATCAGGTCTTGCTTCGTACTTATCTTTTTGTGTTATTTTTCCAATATCTATTTCAATAGGAATTCCTTTATCATCTTGATCTAATTGAGCAATTATTCTAGCGTGTCCTGCTGCTGAAATATCACCATCTTCAAAAGCTTTTTGTGCTCTTATTTTCATTTCTTTATCTGTTTCATCTACATACGATCCAGATCTTCCTTTAAGTGCAATAAGAAATGGATTCTGTTTTTCTTCTTCTGTAAATCTACCTGTTTCTGCACTGTATGGATCTGGTCGAAACTCTTTTTTTCTGTCAGGAAAACCTTTTCTATATTCATTTTCTAAATTACTCATATCTGTATCATCATAACTCGTACCGATACTCCCTTGTCCGTGAAAGTCGTGAATATCATTTACCACTATGTTTCCTTTTTTATCTCTAGTAAATACAGCTTGTCCTAAAGTCATATCCATATTTACGTTTGGATCGGTAAAAATTCCTTTTACACTAAAATTTGAATCATCATAACCAATAGCACCTCTATTAGTTCCAATTAGACTAGGTATATATTGATCCATTCCAGACGTTCTTACCCTACCCATACTTCCCTTAACATCCGCATCTACAACTCTTTTTTTAATTTCAGCTAATTCACTTTTACTAAAAAAATCTTCAGTAATTTTATCTGTAACACCTGCTATGTTTCTAATATATAATCTTAAAGCAGAAGGTAATGTTTTAGTATTGGTTAACATCTTTACTAGTTTAGGATTATTTCTCATAATCTCTATGCTTTTAGGATTTAAAATAAAAGAAGATAAAGTATTTATTATATTCTCTGTTGCCATAATTTGTTACCAATAATATTTATAATTTTTAGGAGGACGTTTTTCATCCTCATAATCTTCAGGGTGTTCTAATAAACCTCCCTGTCTAAAACGCATTACAGCTTGTGTTGTACTATCAACCAAGTCATCATGATCCCCATAAGGAAACGCAGCGCATTCTTCTATTACTTCTTGCGCAAACTGTTTACTCAAAGGTGCCCATATATTACCAGATTCAAAGAGAGGTGCAACAGAATTAACTCTAGTGTGTTTATCGTTTCCACGTGATGGTGTGAAATTTACAACAGGTATACCCATATTTCTTAACTCATAGGTTAATGGTAGTCCAGATGCTTTAGCTTCAACCAATACAGTTTCAGGTTGCCAGTAATCATATTGTTCTTTTGCAACACGACGTAGTTCAGGAAATTCATATCTTTCTTTTATTGCATCTAATAATAACATCTGTGGAGGACCATCTTCATTATGTCTAAAAATACCCCAAGTAGTTATCGCACTGTAGTCAGCAGTTTCTTTTTTCATAAATGCAGTATCATAACTTTGAATGACATGTTCTAATTTTGGCATATGTTCTTTATCCCAATCCTTCCACCATTCTCGTTTTAATATTGCACCTTCTTCTGAAGTTGGATTCTGCATCCATTGTGCATTCCATTTACCGAGTGATAATGAAGCTTTAACTGATTCCAGCTCATCAAGCTTCCAGTACTCCGGCCATACAGGTTTACCACTCGGCATTATTGCCGGAAACTCTACAATGTCCCATTGATCTGATTTAGGTTCAGATTGATTCTTTAATAAAATTCCAGTTAGATCTTTTGTGTTCCATCTTGTCATTACACAAACAATCTTTCCTCCTGGTTGTAAACGTTGTCTTGGTCCTGATGTGTACCATTCGTATGCTCTCTCTAATGCTCCCATATTCATAGCGTCTTGCTCACTATGTGGATCGTCAATTATTAATAGGTCAGCACCCCGTCCTGTGATTGCTCCACCGACTCCGGCAGCAAAATACTCACCGCCTTGTGCTGTTTCCCA